CCAGCCTTAGCCCTGAATGATACAGCCCCTCGCAAGTCACCGATAAATTCGTCAGCTTCAACGTCACCTGTAACAGTAACGTCAGTAGTGATGTCAAGTGATGTACCACTGATGTCGCCAACGCTCATGTCTCGCGTTGACGTATTCCCTTGAGCTAATACTTCGTCAAGTGTTTGATCGTCGGTTTCTGTAGAGAGCGGTGTGTAACCTAAAGCGTCAATAACTTCAGCGCTCGTAATACCAGTAAGGACGGTCTCACCACCCATCGTGATGTCACCTGTGACATCGAGCGTCCCCGTCATCTCGACATCAACATTGAACAGCGCACTATTCGTACCACTAATAACTAATGCGTCTGTGCCATATTCTCCAATTGTAATTTTATCATAAGTAGAAGTTGATTCCACTTCTAGGATTGGGAGACCAGCGGCATCATTAACAGAGAAGATGGTGCCTGTGACTTCATCAGTCACTCCGAATAAACGTCCATTGACACCATCAACAGAAAAGATGTCAGATACCCCAGTATCATCATTAGTAACTGTAAGAGCGCCACTAATATCTAAATCACCATCAAAGAAAGAATCACCACTTACATGAACTAGAGCGGAAGGCTCAACACCTTCAAATCCAAAACCGTATTTACCATCAGGAAAAAATACATCGTTTTCTGATGCGTCTGTCTGTATCAGAGTATTTAGTTGGCTAGATCCATTAACAATGAAATCAACAGACCCTTGACGACTAACATAAAGTTGATCATCTTTATCAAAAGTTAAGTATGTCCTATTGGTATTATCAGGATCTCTAAAAACATTTAGATTCTCACCACCTCCATCAAATAAATAATCGTTTTGGGCTATATTACCCTCAAAGAATATATCAGGATTTGTTTTTAAATGTAACCCGTAAGAAGGGATTGTTCCTAAACCCATCTTAGCATCATTATCTATAATAACAGTATCAGAACTATTACTGCCACCCCCTCTTAATTGCAACCTTTGACTATTAGAAGACTCACCGACAAAAGTATTAGCGCCCCCAAAGAAAATGTTTTGGTTATCTCCATGTAAAAATATATTGCCAGACCCAGTGATTGCCCCTACGTCGATACCTAAATTAGAAGTATTACCTTGGGCAAGAACCTCATCGAGGGTTTGATCATCAGTCTCTGAAGATAGCGGGGTGTAACCTAACGCTCCTGTGATGTCACCGCTGGTGACACCAGTGAGGAAAATACCAGTATCGTCAGTTGTTAAGAAGTTCTCATCAGTTATAGGATTATCAGCAAAGGTATAAGGACCAACTGACCAAGAATCTCCAGAACCTAAGTTACCATAAGGCACATAATGTAAATATACAGCCTCTCCATTCGGTAAATCCCCCTCATTAAGATCAAAAGATTGGGTATTATTATTGGTTAAGTTCCTAGAAAAAGCTGGTTGAGGATTTAAGTTTAAGTCAAAATCAGAAGTATCAGTATAATAAATATCTAACCTATCGAAAGAGATGTAATTAGTATCATTAAGGAATGTTACCGTAGTAGTCAAAGCTCCTGTTTGACCAGTTGAATTTACGGCAGTTTTAGAACTTAGAGATCCTGTGTGAGAAGTTGTCCCCGTAGAGTCTTGGACAGCGATACCACTTATAATTGGCTCATTACCATAAAAGTAAAATTCAGAAGTATGTACTCCAGAATTCCTATCTTCTAATTTAATTTTTACCCCAAAATGTTTGGCATAATCACCAAATACTTTAAAGTTATCATATTCAGTAAAAGCTAAAAAATTACTTTTGTAATCAACTAAAAAATCAGAGTACTTAACTCCCCCAGTTATGTCTAATATGTCTACATCTATTTTTTGAACATATGAATTATCTAGGAAATCTGGCTGGGTCGAAACATCTCCACTAGATCTATCAAGAATACCCAAATCTATTTCTACAGCCCTATTTAAATGCACTCCACTACCACTAGCTACAGAATTCAAATCTGATTCATCTACAGTGAATACAGACTCAAATTCAAATAGTCCAGTGTTATATATTTCCCCTTCGCCGCTGTAATTGTAAGCCATTTTACCTAAACGTTATTATTTTTGTGAAAGATTTATCAAAGTCATCAACCTTGTCATACAATATAAAAGATCTAACCGTGGAAAAGTCTGAATCCAAGTATTTGTTAACTGTTGAAGTATCTCCCAAAGCTTTTACACTTAAAGAGTAATTTCCAACAGCAGATAAGTTATCAAAAACTACTGATGTTACATCTTCATTTACCCCTGAAGTTTGAGAGCTTTTGTTGGGGAATCGTAATATAGTTTCGTATCCATAATTATTTGTCACATTATCCCAATCACCACTAATATAAATAGTGTCAGCTTCTGTTCCTTGACCTGTACTTATTGTTAAATTTTCTGGGCTACTTAAAGTAATATAAGTAGTATCTCCTATCTGTGTAGCTACATTATAATCAAATGTATTCTCTTCCCTCTCAAGAGAGATGTCATTTTCTATAAGAGAAAACTTGCCAGTTTCAAATTTACTAGCTGCAACTAAATATTCATTAGGGCTATTCTCTTTTATAGATTCTATTTTATAGAGTATATCGTCAGCATTTTTTAAATCAAATCTATATGGACTACCTAATTTAATAAATGGCAAATATTGAGCCGCATCGACACCGCTAACATAAGAGCCATCACCTGTTGAATTTACTACTGATGCGGTCAAGGTTACAATGTGAGGTTCTGAATTCAATGCTATTTCAGATTCTAATATACCCCTACTATTTAATGGATTTAAATCTCCGCTAATATAACCTGATATATTAAATTCTGTAGTATCTCTTTTGTTTGCGGCAGAAGTATCATAATTAACAAGTTTGCCAGTATTTAGTTCTGTTAAGTTTTCAATACCTGTATCTTGAGCAATGTAATGATCATCACTCTCATTTAACCCTGTCGCAAATATCCAACCTGTATAGTCATTATTAAAATATAAGATATTGTCTCCAGTACCTGTATATAAAGCATATTGCTCGTATAGATTAGTATCTTCTGTAGTATCAAAACCTTCAGTATATCCAGAGAACTCGTACAAACCTGTGTAAATATCAAAGTCCGTTTCAAAACTCTGCGTAACAGAAAAACTTTCCGCCCTAAATCTTTTTAATACTGACTTATCATTTAAATCACTAATAGAGTCTTCACCAGTAGGGTTATAAACTGTTAAAGTCCCTTGCATAGATGAAGAGCTATAAGGGCCACTAAGCCTTATAAATTCAGTATCAACGTCTACCTCCAAAATCTTACCAAAGTTTGATTTTTCATTCTTAAGATCATCGTCAACAATAATCAGATCACCGGGTTGACAAAGTAAAGCTTCTAAACCAGAAGTGAAAACTACTCTTTGATTCTCTTTGATTGTTCTATATATGAGATGTTGAGCCATTCTTCTCGCCATAGCTCTTGAAGTAACACCCAAGCCATCTATCCTCTTTTTGAACACGCCTCGACTACGTATATCTTCTTCATCTTCTACAGTTTCTACTTTCGGAGAGAAATTCTCAAATCTATCTAAGTAAGAAACTTCTACAGTATTAAATTGCTGATCTCTCCTAAGTGTTGAGTAACTAAATACTCCATCTTTTACATTATTATTGTTGAATGTAGCTATTGCAGATTTGATTCTTTCATCTGAAAAAGATACTTCTGAGGATCTAAAGAATGTGTGGCCTCTAAATAGTTTTGAAATTAATTGAATTGAATCAAATACTTTTTCATCACTTTGAAATATTATATTGCATGAATATCGAGGCTCTAATCCTCCCCTGCCATCAGGCACACCCTCAAAAACCCCATTAGAATCAACAGCATCGCAAAACCTTCCTATTTTATAAAGCTCCCATTTATTTATGTCTTGAGGTTCTATGTATTGACCTAAGCCATATCTAGGGTTTGTTAATAAATCATATAATATCCAAGCGGGGTTATCAGTCCATCCAATTTTAAAACCTCCATTCCAGTCTCCTTTATATATTTTTTTATTTTCCTCTTCAGAGCTTGTGAATTCAGCAACCGTATTGAAATACCTTTTATCTTTTCTCGACCCTGTATTTTGTGTAGGATAATAATTGTTAGGTATTTTTATTAATTTCAATCTAGAATCAAAAGTCCTTTGAGGGACAGATGAAAAACTTTTTGAATCTATTTTTGTACCTATTATAGCTGAAAATGGGTAAGTTAAATTTACTGGAATAATTTCTGTAACTTTATATAAAGATACATCTTTCGAAATTAAAACAGAAAAAGTCTCAGTAGAAAGCTTAGAAACTTTTATGTATCTTTTTTCAACGGAAGAATTAACATTGCTGTTTGAAACACTGTAGACACTAGGTAGCGAAAAAGATTGAGAAACATCAGCTATAGCTCCTCCATTATTTAAATCTCTTACATGCTTGTATTGTTTGGGTCGCGCTAAAGCATCTGGATTACCTATATCTAGTAAGGTTGGACTTTCAATAAGAGCTGCTATTCTATAAACTCTTGTATCACTAGGTCTAAGACTTCCATCCCCCAAGACTTTACCAACTTCAACTTCAACATTTAATATAGCAGGTAATTTATCTCCCAATTTGAAGTCTTCAGGTTCGCTTCCATACTGCTTCTCCACAGTATCGAAAAGGCTGTTAATTTTTAATGTAATAAATACATCTGATACATTAGGGTTCTGAATTATGTGGGTGATAGGAGTAGCTTCCTCTTCGGTTTGAAGCTGCCTATTCTGAGAATTCCAAGATGAAAAATCTTTATCTCTAGTTGAACTTCCAACACGCACTGTATCATTACTACCCTCATTAGTAGGCAAACCTCTAGAATCTAAGGATATTATACGATCTGCATCATTAGGTTCATTATTACTGGGCCAAGGGCCATCGTAATTAGAAAGCTCCATTTTAAAGTCCTCTTTATTTTGCGCAGTGTTTCTTGCTAACCTTTGAACTTGACCAAGTAATTTAAACGGGCCATAAATATTCCTATCTATCGTCTTGTCTATATGAACTTTATTGAAAAAACTAAACGGTTGTTGAGTTTCCTTGCCTAATCTGGTTTCTATAAGAACGTTATTATAATTATATTTAGATTTTTCCGCTATATTATTTTGAGAAAGAGATAATTTTGTGATAGTTTTTAATTCTTTTATAATCTCATTGATTTCGT